CGCGCGCGCGCATCGAGCAGGCCAGCACCGAAGCCGCCGCGCTGATCGACGGCTATTTGGGCAAGCGGTACACACTGCCGCTGCCCTCGCCGCCAGGCATCCTCACCACCTGGGCGCGTGCCATTGTCCGCTACAAGCTGCATGGCGACCGTCTCAGCACCGAGGCGAACGATCCCATCGTCCGCGACTACCGCGACGCGCTGAAGTTCCTGGAACAGATCGCGGCCGGCAAGTTCAGCCTTGGAATCGAAGACCCGACATCCCAGGGCAGCGGCCTGGGCGAGGTCCGCATCGATCCGGGTAAGAAGGTCTTCGGTCGGGAGTTCCTGCCGTGAGCAGCATCCCGTTCGATGTGACCCCGGTGATCGAGCGCGTGGCCACCGCGGTCGCGGCCCTGCAGCAGGTTCGCGGCGCTGCCGACTACGCCGCCATCCAAGCTCTGCGTGACTTCCGCACGCCCGAGGCTTTCGTCCTGGTCACCAACGAGCGTGCAGCGTCCCAGGACAACGCACGTATCAGCACCGGCGCCAGCGCCGGAGCTGGCCAGGCGCGCCAGGCAGCCTCTGTGGAGATCGGCGTGGTGCTCGCGGTCCGCAACTACCGCTACGAGCGCGGCAAGCCCGCAGTGAACGACGCCATGCCGATCATCGGTTCCGTGCGCGACTCGCTGATCGGCTGGCTGCCTCCGAACGTCCGTGGTGCCAGGCCGATGCGCTGGGCCCGCGGCTACGTCCTCGACTACGACGCCGGCACGCTGCTGTGGGCCGACACCTTCACCACCCAACACTTCATCGGGAAGACGCCATGAGCGAGAAGCAGGAAACCAAGCTGGTCGAGGTCACCCTCGCCGTGCCCCACACCGATGCCGGAACCAAGTACGAGGCCGGCGCCAAGATCAAGGTCGATGAATCCACTGCGAAGTGGCTGGCCGACCAGAAGAAGATCGTCATTACCGCCGCGCCGGCCGCGGCTAAGGAAGGTGCCAAGTGAACCGCAACCTCTTCTCCCTCCAGGGCTACGTCCGCATTGGCAAGCGCAAGGCCGACGGCCGTCCCGGCCAGACTTACTGGGCCGGCAACGTTCCCGAGGCGACGCTGGAGCTGACCGCCGAGTCGTCGGACAAGAAGGAGAGCTTCTCCGGCAACCGCGGCAAGTACCACCGCATGTACACGGAACGCGGCGGCACCTTCAGCGGCACGTTCGACGAGTGGAGCCTGCGCGTGCTGGGCTTGATGCTGCACAGCCAGCAGATGAGCACCGCCAGCGGTAGCGTGACCAACGAGGCATTCCCGTCGCTCCTGGTCGTGGGCGATGAGATCGCCCTGGATCACCCGTATGCGTCCTCGCTGGTGCTGACGGACTCGACCGGCACGCCGGTGACCGTCGATACGGACGACTACGCACTGATCGGCCACAACGACCGCATCGTGCAGATCAAGGGCCTGGCCAGCTATACGCAGCCGTTCAAGGCTGCCTACACCTACGCGGCCTACAACAGCCTGGACTTCTTCTCGCAGAATCCCGAAGAGGTCTACGTGATCTTCGACGGCATCGACACCGAGTACAACCAGCCGGTGCTGATCGACCTGTTCCGCACGCAGTTCAACCCCGTGACGGGCCTCGGCCTGATCAACGAGGAGCTGGGCAGCCTGCCGTTCTCCGCCGAGCTGCTGTTCGATCCGCTCAACGTCGATGTGAACGGCAAGGGCGGCTACGCACGGTTCCTCTCCAAGGAGCCGGCGTAATGGCCAAGAAGGTCGAGCGCAAGCAGAAGGAGGCGCCCACCGAGGGCGCCTCTGCGTCGCAGCCGGATGAGCTGTCGATCCTGCACCCGGAGCGCACCTTCACGCTTGCCGGGCGAGAGGTGACGATGCGCGAGTACGGTCATATCGAGGGTCTGCGCCTCCTGGCGTGGGCGAAGCCTTTCGCCGACGACCTGTACGCGCAGATCGCACGCGGATCACACGCGCCGAGCGTGGCGTCGATGGCAGCGCTGCTCTCGACGCACGCCGACCTGGTGCGCGACATGGTCGCCCAGGCCGCCAGCGTGGAATCGGCATGGGTCGAGGGCCTCGGCGATGTCGAGGGTGACCTCCTGGTTATGTCGTGGTGGGAGGTCAACGCTGGTTTTTTTATCCGGCGCCTGCTCGCGCGGGCCGCCGCCGAAAAGCTGGAGGCAAGGCAGCGAGCTGGAGCCGCGTATACCACGTCCTCATCACAGCAGGGCACGGCCGCACCGCCGCCGACATCGGACGCCTGACAACCAGGCAGATCAACCTGTTCTTCTCCGAAGCGCAGGCCATGTACCGGGAACACCGAAGGGCGTTCATCAGCGATGCGAACGCCGCTTACGCCGGTGGCACATCCGCCAAGCAGCAGCTGAAAGAACTGGAATAGCGCGTGGCCAACGGTAGCCCAAATCTCAACTTCGCAATGCGCTTGAGCGCCGACCTGGGCGACGCTGCCCAGGAGGTCGCTCAGCTCGACGCCGCGCTCGACAAGATTGAGGCCGCGGGCGCGAATGCCGCCAAGGGCCTCAGCAGCACCGCCACCGCATCCAACGCCGCGGCGACTGCGAATGCCAAGAACACCACTGCCGCGAACGCAAACGCTGCGGCGATGGGCAAGCAGGCCGGCGCCGCCAACAACGCAGCCAGGGCTACCAAGAACGCGGCGATCTCGCAGGCGCAGTACAACATGGCCATGCGCCAGCTGCCGATGCAGGTCACCGACATCGTGACCGGCCTGTCCAGCGGGCAGAGTCCCTTCATGGTGTTGATCCAGCAGGGCGGTCAGCTGAAGGACTCCTTCGGCGGTGTCGTTCCGGCCGCACGCGCATTGCTCGGCGCGATCTCGCCGCTGGCCATCGCCGGCGGCGCGGTCGCCGCGGTCCTGGGCACCATCGCGGTCGGCGCCATCAAGGGCTACCAGGAAATCCAGAACCTGGAGCGCGCATTGATCTCGACCGGCGGCATCGCCGGCCAGACCGCAGGACAGATCGCCGACATGGCCGACCGCGTCGGCGAGGCCACTGGCGAGTTCGGCGACGCCGACAAGGCAGCCCTGCAGCTGGCACAGTCCGGCAAGCTCTCCGGCGAAACGCTGGAGGCGGCGATGGGCGCTGCGGTCAACCTCAGCAAGCTGACCGGCGAGAGCATCGAGGAGACCAGCGACAAGATCGTCAAGCTTGCCGAGTCGCCCTCGGCCATGCTGCTCAAGCTCAACGAGCAGTACCACTTCCTCACTGCCGAGGTCTACGACCACGTCAAATCGCTGGAAGAACAGGGCAAGGCTGAGGATGCGGCACGTCTCGCAGTCGAGGCCTTTGCCGACGTGCACGAGAAGCGAGTGCGCGAAGCAGAAGAGCGCGCGGGCTGGCTGGAGAAGGCGTGGGTAGGCCTGGGCAATACCATCGCTGGCGTGTGGGACTCGATTAAGAGCATCGGCCGGGACGACGCAGAGGCCCAGCTCGCCGCCGCCCAGCGCCAGCTGGCCAACCTCCAGAACCCGGCAATGTGGGCGCACGGGATGGCTCCCTCAGACCAGCAGGTCAAGCAGGCGGAGGCGCTGGTCAAGGCGGCCCAGGATCGTGTGGCGGCTGGACAGAGGGCAGCCACCCAGGAAAAGGCCGCACGCGACGCCGAAGAGGCCAAGCTCAAAGCGCGCCAGGAGGCAGAGAAAGCGAGCCAGGAGTGGGAACGTCTCCGCAACTCCAACCTCAGCAAACAGCAGAAGCTGGAAGCTGAGATCGCCAGTATCCGCAAGCTGGGCATCACCGCCGGCAAGTCCGAGGCCGAGATCGAGGCGCAGATCGCCCAGGCGCGCGCCCGCTACCAGGAGAGCCTGCCGAAAGCACCCAAGGGCCAGAAGTCCGACGCGCAACGCGAGGAGGAAGCGGCCCAACGTGAGCTGGGGAACCTGACCAAGCAGACCACCCTCCTCGGCCAGGTCGAGGACGGCGAGAAGCGCGTCAGCGAAGAGGCCCGCATCCGCTACGAGATCGAGCACGGCGCCTACCAGGCCGCGACCGATGCGACGAAGCAGCAGTTGATCACGCAGGCTCAGGCGTTGGACAACGCCAGGAAGCAACGCGAGGAGCAGGAAAAGCAGAAGAAGGAGCTGGAAGACACCGAGCGTGCCTACGAGCGCCTACACGACCGCCTGCGCGCGCCCGTGGACGCCGCTACTGATTCCGTGACCGACCAGATCGAGACGCTGAACAAGGCGCTGGCCAAGGGCATCATCGACGCGAAACAGTACGGTATCGAGATCGCTAGGATCGGGGCCAAGGCGCTGACGACCGTGCCTGGTTTCGACCTGACGCAGTTCGGCATCGGCGACCCGGATGCCGATCACATGGCCGAAGCCAGCAAGACGCTGCAGGACTGGTTCACCGAGCAGCTGGCGATCATCAACGCCGGCCGTGCGGCAGGGAAGCAGAGCAACGACTACTGGGACAAGCAGGAAGCCGACGCGCGCGCTCAACACTATGCTGCCCTGAACCAGCTCGCCATCGCGCAGAACCAGCTGCAGCTCATGCAGGCTTCGGCCATCTTCGGCTCGATGGCG